CCTAAGTCTGTCGGATCAGTCGCTATTAGCGAGTGATGCTCAAGCGAGCCAAGCCGCGTGGGTTGTACGCGCCGATGCCGATGTTCTCGAAGACCGAGAATCCGATGGTACGAGCCTTCGGATCGTCAGCAGAAAGAACAGTCAGCTCAGTACGAACAGGCATCCGACCGAACATCTCCGGCTCACATGCACAATACACCGTGCCCACGGGGACAAGGCGGCTGACGATGATCTGAGCACCCCAGAGGGTTCCCATCAGACCAGTCTTCAGCAGTGCAGCTTGGCTTTCGATGTCGAGGATGTCGCGACCGAACTTACGCAGGTCAGCGTAGTCACGGGCGTTCATGAACACGCGAGCAACTCGCAGGTCATGACGCTCGATCAAGCTGAACGCATCAGCAAGGACTGCACCCGTGATAGGAGCAACAACCGGGATATCGGCGTTGGTTCCACCAGCGATGCTGTCGAAGCCATCGGTAGCGATGCTGTCGAGAACAGCGAACACACGCTCGTCCTCAGCGGCCTGGATCTGTGCGCGAGCAAGATCCTGCGAACGCTCGATGAGGTCGAACCGACGTTCCTTGATCTGAGTCAGAGGAATCTCGGGGTTCGATGCAATCTCGAACAGCGGGAAGATCACACGACGAGGCTTGGTGACGGCAAGAATGTTCTGGCCTTCCTCACCAACCACATACGCGGTCACGTCCGGGTCCTTGTCATAAATCGGAAGAGCACCATCCGGGAGCTGCTCAACGAGGAAGGTCTTACGACCAACGCTCGTGTAGTCGCGCCGGGTACGGAGCGGCTGCGTCATCGACGCTGCGAGCTTCGCACGACCCTGAGGGGTCTTGATGTATTCAGAGATGATTCGTTGCTTTACAGCATTATTTACAGCCATTGTTCATCCCTCCTACATGCGCTGGTCGTACACGATCTCATCCTGCGCTGCATCAGCAGGCATCTTGAGAATCGCGAACGTGCGGTTAGAGGCCAAACTCAGAGCGGTAACGTCGTGACCGTCTTCCTCGGTAGCCGAGGCGGTCAAGTAACCGTTCTGAGAAACATAGAGGATATCACCGGTGGTGTAGGTAAGGTCGTTACCTTGGGTCATATCCGCATTGTCGAGAACCTGAGTCTCGAAAACGCTGTTAGCGTAGGTTCCCTGCCCGGAGACATAAGGACCCTTGCCGGAAGCGCTTCCGGGAGTGTTCTCATACGAGTTGCCATTAGCAGCGTTGATGAAGATACCGAGCGGCTGCTCAGTAGCGCCACCAAGAGGGCCACCAATGTAGTTAGATCCTTCATCGGATCGAGTGAAAGCGACAGAGCCGCTGAGAACGCCCAAGACCGTTTGATCGATCTGATCGGACTCAGTGCCGCTGGTAGTAACGACCGGGGGATTCGACTGCGTAAAAGCGTCGTCCGTAAGCACACCAACGGTATTACGAATACCGAGGTGAAGAATACGAAGCGAGCTGCTCGACTCAGTAAATCCACCACTCGCCTGTCCAAGCATAGCCATGATTATTTCTCCTGACTTTGCTCCCTGTTCGGGAGTCGTGGTTGAAACCCTGCGCCTTCACCATGAGGACCCAGAGGCTGGACGGATAATCCGCCCTAACTATATGAGGTCGTTATTTAGGGACTATTGAAAAAGCCCCTGCGGACGGAGAGTCCGCAGGGGCTTTTTTGCCCTAAAGCATTGTGCAGACTTAGCTGCCGAACACGTCCGTAACGTCAGGAGCGGACTCCCAAAGCTGCGAAAGGTCGTTGACCTCAGAACTGGCCGCCTTAGTCACAGCGCCGAGGCTCTTGGCCCCCTTGCTGGTCTTGCGTGCCTGAGGACGCTGCTTAGTGGAGGCCTTCTTACCGGCTTCCTCTTCCTCAGCTTCCTCGTCGTCAGCTTCCTCGTCGTCAGCTTCCTCGTGGGAAGATGCCTTCTTGCCAGCTTCCTCTTCCTCAGCTTCCTCTTCCTCAGCTTCCTCTTCCTCAGCTTCCTCGTCGTCAGCGGCAAGGCGGCCTCCGAAAAGCTCTGCGAGAAGAGCGTCGTCCTCAGCAGGACCCTCATCAGCAAGACCCATGGGGTCTCCTTCAGGAGCCATCATGTCGCTGATGTCGGACTCTACGGGAAGCTCCGCCTCGGCGTCGTCGCCGCAGGCTTCCTCTTCCTCGCCCCACTGCTGCATAGCCTCAGGCTCTGCGGGAGCTTCCTCTTCCTCAGCAAGCATAGCAGCAAGAAGCTCCTCAGCCTCTTCGTCCTCAGCAAGGAAGTCAGCGGCCTCTTTGGGCTGCTCCGCCTTCACCTGCTCGGGGTCAGCCTGAATGGCGGGGTGCCCATCAAGGGTGTGGCCGGGGTTGAGAGTATCGCCGTCAGGGTCGTTCTGCCCGCCGGGAGTGGCCTCAACAAGAACCGCCGAAAGACGGTCGATGGCTGTGTCGATAGCGTTGTCAGTCAGGTCCATAAGATCAACAGCTTGATCCTCAATCTGAGCGACAGTTGCATCGGGGCCAAGCATCGCCTGAGCGATACGAATGCACTTCGCAGCCTTCTTCTCGGCAGCCTTACGACGCATCGCAGCCTTCTTACCAGCGGGTTGGGCGGGGTGGAAAGGACCCTCGTCTGGCGTAGCTGGGTGCTCCGCGTTCTGATAAGGGCCTTGGTTCACGTCCTCGTTGAAGTCGGCGGGTTCGGAACCAGTTCCGTTTCCGTCGTTATCAATAAGGTAATCGTCAACCTCGGGGTCTGCCTTGTGGGCAGGGTGCTCGGGTTGCCAGCCGTAGCTAGCAGGTGGTGCAGCCGCTTCACGGTTGTTTTCGTGACCGGCGCTTCTCTGGGTCATTCGGACTCGTGCCATGATCCTTCTCCTTGTTATCGGCGTTACGCCGGAATCCGTGAAATGAGTGTACCTAGACGGGTTAGTGTCCTTGACTCATCCCTGTTGAGTTGCCTCCCAAGGATGTCTTCGGACGCCCTCAAGAAATGATTGTCAGTCTCATATTGTCCAATGGACCCTACCCGGAGGGCCGCACGGTAAAGTTCAACCGGGATATCAATCCCGAATGAGCGGTTGAAGCTGGCAAGCCTATTCAATAGGTCTGCCGGGCTTCGAGCTGTCTCGATAAGCGCATCAACACCAGCACGGTACTTAGTGCCTTGTTTGATGACATTATCGTTGGGTACAGCCGATGATTCTTCTGGAGAGGGTGCTGGACCCTCTAGGTCTTCCATAATCTGTTGCTTGGCGCGTTGTAGGATTTGCTTGACTACCTGCTCTTGAAGACCGTCCAGAGGGCTTTGGGGTTCTTCTGCGGGGGCGTCCTCTTGCGAATCTTCTTCGTCCCAAGAAGCTAGGCCGCCCGAAGCGGCCTTAGCGAGGTTGCCCTCTTCGACCCACTGCTTTGGAGGGGCAGACAGAATATCGCGGATATTCTGTGCAACCTTAGGCGAAACCTCCGCAGGCTTGATGATGTTACGCATCACAGCTCCGGGAAACGCTGGAGTAGCAACCCAAGACGCTTCGATGAAGGTTACTCCGCCAGTAGGGTCCACAGAGGGGTGCCCGCAAAGCTCAGCTACACGGTGCTTGTTGCCCTTCTCATCGTAGAACGTGTTGCCCTTCTCGTACTTGACATGCTTACACATCTCGGTCTCGTCAGCAGCAACATGACCGCACTTGGTGCAAAGCGTGAAATCCACAGAGCATCCCATGGACATAGTCGCCATCTTGCCTGACTCAATAGCAGCCACCAGATCGGTGTGCTTTCTATCGGTAGCGACGAGGATATCAACGTACACGCTGTCCCCGATATCGCGGGCCACCGCATCAATGATGCGACCTTTGGATAGGTCCTCTACCTGAACATGCTCCACGAAGTTGTGGGCACCTACAAAGGTGCGGTAGGACTTCATTAGGACGGCACGAGACCAAGCGTCCATGTTGTTGTTGATATACTTATCGCACCCAGTGGCAATCCGATAGTCCGTG